ATATGACACCAAATATCTCCTCTCCTTTGCCAATAATCACTCCAAAATTGCGGTCGTGAGGAACTCCAGAGGTGGAACGCGGACTAAGCTCCATATTTCAGAATTTGCTTTCATTAAAGATGCAAACAGCCTCCTTGCAGGGACACTCCCCTCCGTTCCAAAGAATGGGGAAATTATCATTGAATCTACAGCAAACTGATTTGGGAATGAATTTGAAAAAATGCGAAACAAGTTTTCAAAAAAAGGAGATAATCCTGAATGGACTTGTATTTTTCTGTGATGGTGGCTGATGCCTGAGTATGCATTGCCAGTAACACAATGAGAGAAGATTATCCTCCCAAAAGACCTTGAGCATCTCAATGAGCCAATGATTGATGGAACCATTCTTACCGAAGAACAGAAAAAACGATACCTCAATGTTTACGAGTCTAACACTAATCCACTCCTGACTTTTCAGGAATACCCTAGCACTCCTGAAGAAGCATTTTTGCATACTGGGAAACCTGTCTTCCCATCCAGACTTCTGAAGCTTTTGAAAACTCCTGACTATATCGAAGATGAAGTGATCCCTGGGTTGTATATTTATGCTCCAGCAAGAGCAGGACAATGCGTCTATGGTGGCGATACCGCGGCTGGAGTTGAGTGATGAGATAACTGCTGTATTCTTGTGAGGGATAGGGAAACAATGGATCTCTTGGCTTGTTATTATGGGATCTGCGATCCAACCTATCTTTGCGAAGTGATCCAAAGACTGATTGAACTTGGCTATTGGGGAAGAATAGGAGTGGAAAAAAACAACACTTGATATGCTTTTTATGCGAAAGCTAAAGAATATGAGCGATATGACATGCTTTATACGACCACTACCGTAGACAACAAGACCGACTATGAAACTCAAAAAGTCGGACGAGAAACCAATGGAAAGACAAGACCAATCCTAATGTCAGGGATCAAAGAAGCAATCAAAAACCAGTATATTACCCAAATGGATCCTAGAGTGCTTAAGGAATTTTTTAGTTTTATTTATGATTCATCCATGAAAGAGGTTGCACAACAAGGGCATCATGATGATGGTGTAATGACCGAATCTATCTGCTACCAAATGAGAAAGTTCCCACTTATTGAGTTTTAATGATAACCAAAAAGAAAATCTGACTATAAGTATTTGTGATTTTATTTTATATCTCAAGCTATGGAAAAAAAGAATCTCTCAGCATTTAGGGACTATGTAAAAACCAAGTATCGTTTTGCTCAGATGTATGCTAATCAGTTGAGTAAGTTTGGTGAGAATAATTTTAGGAGAAAAGTATTTTCCATCAAATCCAATCTTGCGAATGACGCACTTGCTGATGAACAGCTCTATATTCCTATCAATCTTGCGAGAGCCGTAACGAGAACTTTTACTAACTATGTGATAGGTAAAGGGTTCTCTGTAGATTTTGGAGACGAAGGGAGCAATAAAGATTTTGTAGCGATCGCAGATGATCTTAAGCTCCAAACCCTCCTCAATGAAGTGGTAGATAACCAGTCCAGTATAGGATACTCTATTGTGAGAGTGAGAACAAAGGATAATAAACCAAGAGTAGAGATAATCCCAGTTGATAACTATCTAGCCAATATGGAAAGCTTGATGATTGGAGATGGATTTGAAGACATCAAAGAGCATTTTGTATTCTCGGTAATCAAGCAGAATGATAAGAAAGTTTTTTATGTGGATAGGTATGAAAAGGCGGAGTGATCATGGGAATGATATTATGGGGAAATTTGGGAGCGAAATGAAAATTTTGTACTCACAAAAATACTCCAAGAAGCAAAAACCAAGGAAACTATGGATACTTTACCGCTCTTTCTCGTTAATAATGATCTAAAAAACACACATACCGCTAGCGAGGATTTCTCCAAAGATAAATTAGGAAATATCCCAAGATACTTTGCTCAGTCTGATTATGTAGATATTGCCGACATCTTGCAGGAGCTGAACGATAGGGGTTCTCAGATTTCTATTGAATTTATAAAAAATCTGACCTCCAAAATGTCGCTCCCCTCTTCTTTCAAGGCATCAGAGAAAGCTCAAGGACTGAGAAAAGTGATAGATGAAACACTACCAAAAAAGCAAAATCCTGATTATATCCTCCATGGACACGGAGAACAGCCTGCACAATACATTACTAAAGATGGAAGCTATCTCAGTATTTCTATTCAGCATTATATTCCCATGCTTTTGAATTTCGTATCACTGACAACAACGATTCCTACTTCAATGCTCGGTGGAGAAGCTCTCTTCGGTGGGAATAATCCAGTAGGAACTACTGAAAAGGAATTTGAGAGGTTTTATGCGAGAGTAGATAGTAAGCAAGAAATGCTCTACGCTTCTCTGCAAAAAATCTTTACTGCGATTATGCAAGCAGCAGGAATTGAGATCAAAAAACTTCCAACCATTAAATTTAAGAAAGCTCAAACTTGGGATGTTGGACAAAGAACAGATATTGCGGTTTCACAGATGAATATGGGAATCATGTCCAAGCTCTCAGCTATGCAATTTGCAATGGGATATGATGATACTGAAGCCAAAGAAGAATTACAAAAAATCAATAAAGAAATGCAAGACGCTTATGCTAGAGATGGTGGATTTTTAGATACTACAAAGCAGGAAGATGAGTAACCGATCAGAAATTTTCAGCTCTGAAAGGACAATGGAGGAAAAGCTCGGAGAAGCCTTCTCAGAAGTAGCAACGAAACCTCAGAAATTAAGTCTGATTTTTTGGATTTTTTGGGTGCAGATTTGCTTAGCTATCTTTTTACTTGTTTGTAGTGTTTTACTCGCATTTTATGTGCTATGATAAGAGAAAAATATCTCAATGCTCAGTATACTGCAGAAGACAAAAAACTGATTGCTTTCTTTCAAAAACAAATGCAGAAGATCAATCAGCTTTTTCAGCTTGCTTTGCAGGAGTGAGATAGAACAAAAGCTCTGCTTCATCTGAGAAAAATACAAGCAATTAGCACAGCACTTAAAGCAGAATATGGAGAGCGAGCAGAGCTTCGCATTCCTCAGGAATATCTTAAAGGAGGACTTTATATTGATGATTATTTGAATAACTCCTCTAGTCTCTCAAGACTCAAAGACCAAGATAGTAAATTGATGACGAGTAGGATTGCACAACTCTGACCTGTGCATACTGAAGCCGTAAAAGCTTTGATGGAGAATAGTAAGATGCTCGTAAGTGCAAGCATTGATGGGATGGAAAGACATGCGACGACAATGCTCACAAAATACCAACAAGCACAAACTAAACTTAAACTCGCAGAAGGGATTCTGAGCTGAGATTGATTGGAAAAAATGAAGAAAAATCTGACAAAAATGTATCAGTCTTCAGGAATTACTAAGTTTCAAGATAGGGCTGGAAGACTACGAGATATGAATCGTTATGTAGATATGCTGACAAGAACCGAAACCAAGATTGCTAACACTCAAGGGACGATCAACAGGGCTTTGGAATCGGGGATCACTAAGTTTGAGGTGGTAGAACATGATAATTGTTGTGATATCTGTGCCTATCATAATGGGAAAATCTATGATATCAGTAAAGGAGCAATAGAGCTTCCGCCCTACCATCCCAACTGTAAAGGCTATGTCGTTCCTGTAGTAGATGTCCCTCAAAGTAGGTTTGGATCAGCTTTTGACCTTAAAGCAAAAAGCCTTGCAGAGAAAGCGGGAATTACAGGTAAAAACACTTTGGAAAGGATGAAAAAACTGAATAAATATGCTAAGACTCCAGAAGGCAAACGACTAAAAAAGTCAGTTTACAGGGTGAAGGATGATATTATTCTTTCTGACATCAAAAAGAAATGAGAAGTATTAAAAGATAAGTGATCAGGAATGACTTATAAACTGACGCAAAGTGGGGTTCAGGTAAATTGGCATCTTGGGGATTTCCGCAAAACCTTAAAGAAATTATGACGAATAAAAAAACAAGAGTAACCGTGCTCTTGTTTTCTTTCACGCCCCTGTAGCACAAAGACTACTACGACTACCACCACTCTGAGAGTGGATCGTGTCACACTGTCCTAATAGGATTAGTGACTTACAAGAGTATTATACTCAAAAAAAAAAAAATTGCAAGTAAAAAATATACTGAGAAATCCGAGTTCTAAAGTATAAAAAATAAAAATGATAACCAAAATGAAAAACTGACTATACTCTGCAACGCTTTTTATTTTATAAGCATAAAAACAGCATGTTTATTGATGGAAGATTTTATAGCAGAATACTTCGTGCTCCAAATGATGGAAACGAAAGTGCTGGTGGCGCTGGAGCTCCAGATACAGCTCCTAAAGATGAAGGGGGGAAAGAAGATGAAGGCAAAAAGACCCCTGAAACTGTTCCTTATGACAGGTTTGCTGAAGTGAACAGTAAAAAAAAGAAATTAGAAACTCAGCTCGCAGCTTATCAAAAAAAAGAAGCTGAAGAAAATGAGAAAAAAAAGAAAGATGAGGAAGAAAAAGCCAAACAAAACGGCGAGTATCAGAAACTCATTGAGAAAAAAGACCAAGAACTTGCTGATTATAAAGCTAAACAAGAAGCTTGGACAAAAAGAGAAGAAGCTTTGACTACTCAAAATAACAGTAGAATAGAAGCTCTTAAAACCAAACTCGGAGAAGCCTGGCCGACTGCAGAGTCGTTAATCACTGGAAAGACAGACCCTTTTGAGTTGGCTACTACTCTTGATGCTGTGGAAAAACTCCACGGAGAAAGCTCCAAAAACCCACCGAAAGGAGGGGGAAATATCCCTGATGGAAACGGAAGTGGAAGACTTACAGAGCTAAAAGAGATCCTACAAAAAGGGGGAAGACTCACCTCCTGAGAGCAAAGAGAATACTTTAAACTTCTCAATGAACTTGAAAAAAAATAGTCAGCTTTTTATCCTTTTTTGTAATAGATCATGTTAAATCTATCAAAAGACTTTACTCTTAAGGAATGGATTTCAGGAGTATTATTACTCGTCCCTTCCAAATTACCATTGCTTTCTAGGGCTCAAAAGGGTTCTCAACTTGAAAGTGATGAAAT